CGGTGACAGGGAACACCATCGCGCTCTCGCGGGCACAGGCGACCGACAGGATAACAGCTTGGGTGGCGGACAGTGGGATCTGGAACATCAGGGCCTCCGGTTATTGCCACCGCGGTCTGCGGCGGCGTCTACCGGCACGAACCTCGCCGGATGCGAGGCTGATCTCCTCTGCACGCAGGGTCAGATCAGGCGCATCTCGCGCAGCGCGGTGCCGGCAGCGTAAAGCCTATTGGTTGGGACAACGATGCTGACGGTAAAGCTGTCGGCAAAGGCCTCGATGGTCGCTCCCGTCGCCTCGGAGAGCACGCGGCTCAGCACGTCGAGGACAAGGCTCATGCGGCTTGGGTCGAACTTGTCGGGCAGCTCGCAGATGGCAAGGCGGATGGTTGTGGTTTCCATGGGGTTCACTCCGCGTACTCGCCTTCCTGGAAGGCGCTGTCGGTGATGTCGCGCAGCCTAGCGCAGATGTGGTTCAGGGTGCCGACATGGCCCCAGTCGATCTCGTCGGGATGGGTTTCGAAATGGGCGGCGCTGAGAATGGCCAGCCGTTTCAGCAGGGCATCGATCTCGGCCTTGGCGGCAAGGAAAGCGTCCAGTGGGGTGGCATTGTCAGTCTCTTGCTCGGTCATCTTAGTGGCTCCGTGGTCGCGCGGCATCGCGTCGGTGGAACGACGTTCGCTCCGGTCGCAAAGCGTATCAACTGAATAAGCATCTGTTTTTGAATGATCATTGGAGTGCGCGATGCAGGGCCTGAGCGAGCGCCACTATGCCGCCCGCGTCGGCCTGTCGCGTGGGGCGATCCAGAAAGCCAAGGCGGCCGGACGCCTGGTTCTGCATGCTGACGGCAGCATTGATGCCAGGCGGTCAACTGGCACCCGGCGGATAATGTCCTCAGTGAGGATTGCCTGACAAAACTAAACAGACAAAAGGTCATCTTTCGATTGTCGAAATTTGTACAATTTTGGTGTGAAAATGTGCGTAGAAAATGCTGGCTGACACAAGACGGACCTATCCGTCCCCCCTGTGTCAACGACGCCGAAACACTCGGAGCAACTGCATGCGAAAATCTTACGTTTGTTGATATTCTATGAGGAGGCCATATGGCCAGTCTTTCTTGCCCCGCTGACGTTCTGCGCTGCCTGCACGGACCACGCAGAAACCAGATCGCTGCGCGACAGCGCACTGAGGCGCTGATTTTTCAGCTTTGCATAAAAAGAGCCAATTGTACCTGACTTGGGATGGGTCACGCCCCCACAGGAGAAAAACCATGACAGAAACTGGAGTAATGCCTTCGCTACTCGATCTGACGGATGAGCTGCTCGTCGCATCTACATTACTCGCCATCATGGCAGGGTCTGAGGAGAACAAGCCCTTGTTGCTGGAGATGTGTGCATCTTCGGTAGAGCGCTGTCAGGAGCTGGTAGAGAAACTGGTCAAGATCGACAGACGCGACGGCTGATGTCTGAGAGTGAACATTAACTTCCTTCGGCACACGCTACAGTAGAACAATAGGGCGAGCACACTACAAGCGCGCCCCGTGGCAAGGAGCGCTCGTGCTTGATCAACTCAGCCAAAAGACGCGTGCACGGATAACGACCGTGATGCGCTTCTACTTCGCAGCAGGCGAAGACCTCGAAGCAGCAAAGGCCTTCGACAAGACGGTCTGCAAAGCACTCGACATCGACCCCGAGGCTGAGCCACCAACATTCCTGACAGATCCTCGACTGCTCGACTGATCCCCAAGATGGAAGCCCCGCCGACATTCCTCACCGATGCCGGCAGTGTTGGCGGTGCCGGACGATCTGAGGATCGGGGGAACCGACACCGCCGCTGTGCGGGAGACACCGCTTCGGTTTGACCGTGATCGAGAGCAATTTCCAGTAACCCTTGTGGCGTAGCGGTGCCGCAGGCCGCCGTCCGGCAGGCTGCTTGGCATCTTAAATCAACGGGGTGGAACGCTGCACAGGAATACTGATCTGGCGACGTCCCATGCTGCGAGGTCCGCCTCCATGGCCAGCGCGTAATCATAGATATCTTCTAGAAAGGCGCGCGCCCAAGCGACGTCTGTCAGGTCGGCCGGATCCACAGCTGCCTGCGCGTCCTCACAGGCGTCGAAATACGCCGCCACGATGGCCGCTTCCGCCATACCAATTTGGCGCTCCAACCGGGCTTTTGGGCGTGCCATCACTTTGCCTCCAACGAAGACGAACTGCCGTATCTTCTCTGCGATAAGCGAAGCGATCAATATGGGGGAATTTGCTCTTATGGGTTATAGTAGCCCGTCATGTCCTGCCCTGTCTGACCCACCTGTCCCAGATCCCCGAGCATGAGATTGCGATCAAGTGCGCTGCCTGCGGTCATGCCGGGCCAGCGCCTGGATCACCACCGCCGGTAGAGGGTTTCGAAATGGTCGGCGCTGAGGGCGTCCAGCCGTTCCAGCAGGGCCTCGATCTCGGTCTTGGCGGCATCTCCGATCGCAAAGCGTATCAACTGAATAAGCATCTGTTTTTGAATGATCATCGGAGTGTGCGATGCAGGGCCTGAGCGAGCGCCACTATGCCGCCCGCGTCGGCCTGTCGCGCGGGGCGATCCAGAAAGCCAAGGAGGCCGGGCGGCTGGTTCTGCATGCGGATGGCAGCATTGATGCCGAGGCATCAGACCAGCGTCGCGCGGCCATGACGGATCCGTCGAAATCCCGCGCGGCCCCTGCCGCCCAGCAGGCCCCGCTGAAACTGAAACCCGTGCCTGAAGCAGCTGTCGTTGCCGTGGGCGACACCCTGCGCGAAGAGGGTCTGGCCGCCCCAGTGGCGGGTGGGGGCACGACCTATCTGCAGGCGAAGACCGCCAATGAAGTGCTCAAAGCGCAGGAGCGACGTATCCGGCTGCAAAAGCTGAAGGGCGAGCTGGTCGACCGGGCCCGAGCCGAGACGCTGATGTTCCGGCTGGCCCGCGAGGAACGCGATGGCTGGGTGACCTGGCCTGCGCGCGTTGCGGCGCTGATCGCCTCGGAACTCGTCGCGGTCCTGGGAGAAGCGATCACGGTGGAGCCCGCGCTGATGCAGAAGGTTCTCGAAGCTCATGTCCGCGCCCAACTCGACAGCCTGGCCGAAATCAGAACTGGCCTTGGGTGACGATGTCGCCGGGTTCGACGGAGCAAAGGACCTGCTGCGCCAATGGTCGCGGGGCATCCGGCCTGACCCGGACCTGACGGTCTCGCAATGGGCGGACCAGCATCGCTGGCTCAGTTCGCGCGCCTCGGCTGAGCCCGGGCGGTACCGGACAGCGCGCACGCCCTATATGCGCGAGATCATGGATGCGCTCTCTCCCGTGAGCCCGGTGCAGCGGGTGGTGTTCATGAAGGCCGCCCAGGTGGGCGCGACCGAAGCGGGCAACTGCTTCATCGGCTTCGTGATGCATCACGCGCCAGGGCCAATGCTGGCGGTCCAGCCGACGGTGGAACTGGCAAAACGCAACTCGCGCCAGCGGATTGATCCGCTGATCGAGGAAAGCCCCGAGTTGCGCGAGCGGGTCAAACCGGCGCGGTCACGGGATGCGGGCAACACGATGCTGTCCAAGGAATTTGCGGGCGGCATTCTGATCATGACCGGGGCGAACTCGGCGGTGGGACTGCGCTCGACCCCGGCACGATATCTGTTTCTGGACGAGGTCGATGCTTATCCGGCTTCGGCGGATGAGGAAGGGGATCCGGTTTCGCTGGCCGAGGCACGCTCTCTGACCTTCGCGCATCGGCGCAAGGCGCTGCTGGTCTCGACGCCCACCATTCGGGGGCTGAGCCGAATCGAGCGGGAATTCGAGGCCAGCGACCAGCGGCGCTATCACGTGGCCTGTCCGCATTGCGGCCATGACCAGTGGCTGAAATTCGAACGCCTGCGCTGGGAGAAAGGCCAACCTGAAACAGCGGAATACCACTGCGAGGGCTGTGACCAACCCATTGCAGAGCACCACAAGACCGCGATGCTGGCTGCTGGCGAATGGCGCGCGATGGCGAAATCGGCGGATCCGCACACAGTCGGCTATCACCTCTCGGCGCTTTATTCGCCGATCGGCTGGCTCAGTTGGACGCGGATCGCGCGGGCTTGGGACACCGCACAGGGCAATGACGAGGCCATGCGGGCGTTTCGCAACACGATCCTTGGCGAGACCTGGTTCGACACCGGCGAAGCCCCTGACTGGCAGCGGCTGGCAGAACGGCGCGAAACATGGGCACCGGGCATGGTGCCCGCGGGCGGGCTGTTCGTGACCGCCGGCGCCGACGTGCAGAAGGACCGGATCGAGATTGATGTCTGGGCCTGGGGCCGGGGTCTGGAAAGCTGGTTGGTTGATCACGTCGTCATTGAGGGTGGTCCGGGTGATCAGGCCTGCTGGCAGAGGCTCACGGATCTGCTGGGCAGGGTCTGGCAGCACGAAAGCGGCCAACATCTGACCATCGCGCGCCTTGCCATCGACACCGGCTTTGAGACCAGCGCGGTCTACGGCTGGGCCCGGCAGGTGGGGTTTGCGCAGGTGGCCCCCGTCAAGGGGCTTGAAGGCTTCAACCGCTCCAGCCCGGTCACTGGGCCGACCTATGTCGATGCCACGACCGGTGGCAAGCGGCTGCGGCGCGGGGCACGGCTCTGGGCGGTGGCGACATCGACGTTCAAGGCCGAGACCTATCGCTTCCTGCGGCTTGATCGGCCCACAGTTGAGGAGATCACCGCTGGTGCGTCGTACCTGGCAGGAACGGTGCATCTGCCAAGTTGGGCAGATGGCGAATGGCTCAAGCAGCTCACCGCCGAGCAGCTGATCACCGTGAAAAGCAAGCGCGGGTTCTCCAAGCTGGAATGGCAGAAGCTGCGCGAGCGCAACGAGGCGCTGGACTGCCGGGTCTATGC